ATGATTCTGATCTGATTGAGGTTACTGGCGGTGTGGCCAGACTCAAAAACATCACGCCGGCAGACGCTACCTGTGCAGGGCTATACACTAGCTCTATTGACCTGACTTGGGGCGACGGTACGCTAACGGGCACAGGAACAGGCACTCCGGCGATAACTTCTGGCCAACTTGACCTGACAGCAGCCTCCAACCAATACGTAGATTACGACGCCACAAATAACGCTGACAGCCAACAAGTGGGGTGTATGCGTGCTACGATCACGCCAAACTACTCCGGAACCCCTACCAATCACCAATGTTTCTTCTCCACGTTCAAAGCAGACGGCGACGACGACAACGAGATTATGGTCTACCAAGTTAACGGCAGCGGCAATATACGTGTGCGCATACAAGATGAGAATAGTAACCAAATCATGTTGGTTAGTCTGGGGGTATGGAATCCTACAGCGGGCACCGCGTACGTCTTTGAGGTAAACTGGGATCTAACCACAGGAGCCACTCGGCTATTCATTGACGGCACTCAGTTTGGCACAACACAAACGGCCACTGGGACTAGGTCTTCTGATATTGGCGTTCTACGCATTGGCCAGTCCTCTACTGGTTCGTACGGCCAGTCTGACTTTAAACTAGATAACTTTGTATATTTCTCTACAGTCCAACATACGACAGACCATGCAGGCGAGTTGCCTTTTGCTACCCCAGAAAAGTATTCCACATCTAATCCCACGATAACTACAAACACGTTTGAAACTAATGAGCTAAGCAACTTCACTGCAACAGAGTCGATTACTGGTAGTGATGCTGTCAAATATATTTTGAATGTAGAGGGCCAAGATAGATATGTAACAGGCGGATCAGCAACCAACTCAGATGGATCATATAGCCAATCTTCGACGGCGGCTGAAATGCTTTCTGATATTGGCGATGTTGTAACCGCGAGAAGTACGGTTTATCTAACAACGTTTCTCCATTCAGATGATGGCACAACCACACCAGAAGTTGATTTGGTAACGATATCATACGAAGCGGCTTTAGAAGATCCTGCTACACCAACATTGGTTAATGTAGAAGGCTTTATATATGCCTGTGATGGCCCACTTTCTGGTGAAATCGTCAAAATACGACCTTATGAATCTGGATATTTCAATCAGGGAATATTTTTGAAATATGCCTGGCGTACAATTGCAACAACAGATGCAAATGGCTGGTTTAGCGGCAACATGTATGTGCAAGGAGCAAATAAGTTTTGGGAAATGAAAGTAGGTTCCCAGAGGTATAAAGTAGCAATCCCAGACCAAGCAGAAGTCAATATAAAAGACGCTACAACCTTTGAGTTAATAGAGGAATAATTTAAATGCTTATCAACCAGAGAGTCATTTACGGTGACGATGGAACTCTTATTGATCTTACAAAAGAGTTAAATAATGCATTTTCCGGTGAAAAGGCCTTATCTGTCATCGCTGCCGAAGATTATCTATATATCGGTGGGGATTTGCCGTTTAATCATCGGTATATCGTGGTTGATTCTACAAATAAAAATAGTCTCACTAGTTCTCTTGGTGTCGAGATTTATGACGGTTCTAATTGGAATGCGGCGGTTGATGTGATCGACTACACCGCTTCTAGTGGTGGTGCTAGCCTCAATCAGTCTGGCTGGATTCGTTGGACCCTTGACCGCAATAAAGCTTGGGGCCAAGAATCGACTACCGAAGACATAACAGCATTGTCCGACCTTAAGGTATACGATTTCTATTGGCTAAGGCTGAAATGGGATAGTGATCTTACCCCGAACACTACCTTAAAGTACGTCGGTCATAAGTTCGCAGATGACGAGGCTCTTTATGCCGAGTATCCAGACCTTAATAACTCCGACCTACTAGCGGCATGGGAGACGGGCAAATCAGACTGGGAGGAACAACACCTATCCGCTGCTGAGTATGTCATTCAAGAGTTACGCAAAAACAAGCTTATTTGGACAAGAAACCAAGTTCTAGACTGGGAAACATACTCAATAGCTGGCGTGCATAAGTGTGCTGAGATCATCTATAATGGTTTTGGAGATGATTTCATCGAAAATAAGAGAGCTGCAAAAGCTAATTTTAAAGAAGCTATGGTTGGGCCTTTCAACGTCGATAGGGATGAAGATGGCCGTGTCGACGAACGAGAGAAAGAAGATCTCAAAGGGATAGTTAGGCGATAATGGCGACTGATATAAGCACAATTTACGATTATCTTCAGTCTAGGGTGAGTACTCTTCTCGATGCTCATAAAAGAATCCATAACCCCTATGACGTCGCTGATAACAATGAGCTGGTTTTACAGAAAGGTTGGGGGCTAGCGGTCCTTGGTAACGAAAATACTCAACGATTTAGAACGTGCAAAGGATCTTTACTTAGGTCATTCGATGTTGTTGTCACTAGAAAATACTACGCCAGAGAAGGCCAGACGGCCAATCGAGTCACTACAGAAAAGGATTTACTCGAAGACCTTCAGATTTTGTACGATGATTTTCATAAGAATGCGAATCTGAACACTGATTATGTATTAACGGCCATTTCTGATACTGGAATTGAGCCCGTTTTTACTGAAGAGAAGCCTTATTTAGCAGTCCGACTACTGGTTACTGTTGAGTACTTTAGAGATTTAACGTCATAAGTGAGGTGAAACATGGCATTACAAACACGTAACAGCGTTTTGGCTGTAGTGGCTGAATCAACAGAGGGAACACCAGTAGCACCATCGGCTGGTAGTGATGCGGTCCCCATTCAAGATGACGCCGCTATGACGGCCGATCGAGACACTTTAGAGAACGCGGAACTTCGATCTAGTATAGGTTTAAGTAAAGCGATTCAAGGAAAAGAGGCTCCTACATCGAGTTTCAGCCTTTACTTGAAGCACTCCGGTGTGGAAGGTCAGGCGCCTGGATACAACGAGATCTTAAAAGCCGCATTCGGCAACGAAGATGTTGAGGGTACCGAGTACGACACGGTAGCAGCATCAACAGCTACAACCGTAAAGGTAGATAGTGGCGAAGGTGCTAACTTTCGGTTAGGCCAGGCTCTACTTGTGAAGCATCCATCTAACGCTTACGAAATCCGGGTCGTAAACAGCGTTTCAACCGATGACTTGGATATGTCTTTCAGTCTCGACAATGCTCCTGGAACCGGCGTTAATCTCGGCAAAGCCGTTACATACTACCCTGCTAATACAGGGCACCAATCACTGAGTTTGTGGCACTACCTAGCCAACTCCGGCGGCATTCAGATGATCTCTGGTGCAAGGCCTACATCGGTTTCCATGACCTTCACGGCTGGCGAGCTGATAAATGTGACCTACAACTTTGAAGGCCTAGAGTACTACTTTAATCCTATCGAGATCACGGCGGCAGATACATACCTTGATTTCACGGATGACAACGGAACATTCGCGGCGCAAATCACTGCCAAAATGTATAAAGATCCGCACGACCTTGCGGCGGCTATCCAAACGGCAATGAATACGGTTCAGACTGCTGAGACTCATACCTGTACTTATAGCGACGATGACGGCAAGTTCACGATTGCTAGCACAACCTCTTCGGTTTTAACTCTCTTGTGGAATACGGGAACCAATGCCGCTAATACGGTTGGTGATCAAATCGGTTTCTCGGTTGCTGCTGATGATAGTGGCGCGACGTCATACGAAGGTGATAGTGCGAAAGACTGGTCATTCAGTTATACCGCTTCATTTGACGATTCGGACCCATTAATTGCGCAATCCAACCAACTCTTTATAGGTGACCAAGAGGACAATGTTTGTGTCTCAGCTAGTGAATTCACGGTCACAATGGATCTAACTCGTACCGAAAATGAATCAATTTGTGCTGATTCTGGTGTTTCAGACTCGTTAATTAGCGGTCGTGAAGTCACGATGACATCCAACTTCTTATTAGATCAACACGATGTTGATAAGTTCCGAAGGTTCCGCGAGAACAGAGAGACTAGAGTTCAATACAACTTTGGCACCAAATCAGGTGGTAACTGGGTTGCTGGTAAATCCGGTGCGGTTTACTGTCCAACGTCAACAGTATCATCTTTTAATCTCGAAGATGACGAGGGGCTTGTATCAGTCGCCTTGGAACTGAAGGCTTACGTAGGCAGCACAGACGAGATCTTTTTAAGCCTTGTTTAAATAACTCTCTTGACGAGGGTCTTTATCTTAGGATTATTTCTCAGGCCCGGTTGATTTTAATCTTCCGGGTCATTTCATAAAAGAAGGGGCAACGCCATGCATACTTTTGAATTCATCCCAACAGCCTGTAAAGGGGATAACAAAAAATTCACGGGCAAGTTAGTGTTGAGACACTTGACGTTAGAGGAAAAGCTTGATTTCGCAGATGACACCTTTTTGTCTGCTGATTTGGAAGCTTTGAACTCTAAAGACATGAAAGAGAAGGGTTCGGCTGGACTAAAGCTATTAAAGCAGACCTTGAAGATTCTAAAAGATCATGTTGAAGAGGTTGCGATCACTAGGGTATCAGACGGGGTACAATTCAAGTCATATGACGATCTATCAAGTTCAGAAGATACCCACGCAATTTTGATCGAAGCCGCTAACGGCTATATGAAACGAGTTCAGCTGGGAAACACCACAGGGCAGAAATAAAGCGGCAAGTTTCTGCCATGTATCGCGGTATCAGAGTTGAGACTAAGGCAGCTGGAATAGTTGCCGAGTACAACACTAGACAGAGATTAGCCAAACTTGGATTTACGTCGCCATTATCTGAGTTACCGGCAATAAAGGGAGAAGCTTTTATAATCATCTCCAATAAGATCTCTGAACTTGAGGCGAAAGAACAAGAGAAACGCCAACGGCAAGCTAAGAAGAGGCGAAAGTAATGGCAGCTGAAATAGACATATTTGCGAATCTAGATACTAAGGATGCGCAAAAACAAGTTAAGAAGTTCGCCAGGACAACAGAGAAATCCCTTAAGAGCCTAGAAAGTTCGTTTGGATCTCTCAAGACTTTGGCCGTTGCTGCCGTTGGTGCTTTTGCTGGTAAGCAGTTATTAGATGGCCTTTCAGCAGTAACCCAAGCCGCTTCGGTTCAAGAAGACGCCGTAAATAGCCTAAATACCGCACTCAAGTTGTCTGGTGATTTCAGCGAAGAAACCAGCCAATCAATGCAGCAATTTGCGAGTGACTTACAAAACGTCACTACGATTGGTGATGAGACTACCTTGGAAATGTTGGCTTTATCCAAGGCAATGGGTCGTACCAATGAAGAGTCTCAAGATCTCGTAAAAGCTGCCGCTGACCTATCAGCCATTACAGGCCAATCCCTAGAAAGTGCGGTAACTCAGCTTAACAAGTCATATTCAGGCTTAGCTGGTGAACTTGGCGAGTCTATCCCAGGCATTCGTGATCTAACAGCCGAACAATTAAAGCTTGGCGGGGCAATAAAGATTGTCGCTGAGAGTTTCGGTGGTGCTGCCCAAGCTGAAGTAAATACCTTCAGCGGGGCAATCAAACAGCTGGAAAATACGACCGGTGACTTGGCCGAAGAGCTAGGTTTCCTCATAACCAAGAATCCGGCTGTTATCGAGAGCATAAAAGAGCTCTCAAACATATTCAATAATCTGATTGAGTTCGTAAAAGACAACAACACAGAACTAGGTAATTTCGTTAGTGAAGCATTTGGGGCTTTGCTCAAGTCAGTTCCCCTGGCGGTTCAGACACTCAACGAACTGATTAAGGTATTCCGAAATATCGCCATAGTTGGCGGTTCTACCGCTGAAATCATCTTGTTCGTCAATCAGTCGGTACTAGAGCTTCTAAACATCCCCAAAGTGATCAATGCTATCGGCCAATCCCTAAAAGAGCTCCTAAATGCTGCCGCTGGCGTCGTAAAACAAATTGATAAGGTTCCAGGTGCCCTTAATATCCTAGCCAATCAAGCGGGGCCATTAGGGGGCATCTTAATTGATTTGGCTGGTGGTAGTGACACGTTATCAAAAGCGTTTGATGGCTTAGCAGAAGCAGTACCAACAGACCTTGGTTCTAAGCTTGCAGAAACTAATGAAGAGGCTCTTCATAGCGTAAGAGAATTCAATGATCAAACGAAGCTCTTATTTAAACAAATCACGGAAAATGCTGACGAGTTTACGGAAGATTATCTTGTTGCTATTGAAAAGATTCTACGTGCCGAGGGACCCAAGGTAACAACTCAGGTTGAGATTCAAGGCCCCAAGAAAGGCGATCGAGTCGAATTAGAGCCTGAAATCGTAGGCCCACCAGTACCAGAGAGATTGAAACAAGAAATTGAACCATCTTTTGAAGATCTTCAACTAGAGTTCAGCAACGCTATAAAAGACGGGATCGAGACATTCACAGACGAATTCCCAGAAGAGTCTAGGGCTGTTGCCGATGCCATCGCGACGCCTCTTGCTAATGCTACCAAAAAAGCCACTGAAGAGGGATTTACCGGGGCATTTGCTGGAATAGCAACGATGTTAGGCCAAACGGTTCTTAGTGGTGCTGAAGGTGCTGGTAATTTCTTCGCTCAAACTCTCGGCAGCATAACAGATGCTTTTTTTCCTGGCGTTGGTGCGGCTGTCACGGGAATAGCAAGTCAGCTTATAGCCCTTGGGCCTGAGGGGGTAAAACAACAGGTTGAGGCTTTCGTTAACGAGTTGCCTACTATTATCAACACTTTGGCCGAAGCTGGCCCCGCTTTGGTCGTGGCTGTTGCTGAAAATGCCGATAAAATTATCTTAGCTCTTATCAAGGGCATTCCGAATATCATAGGCGCACTCATCCAAGCCATGCCAGAAGTTGCGGTTGCCCTGGCCATATCGGTTGTTGAGCTACTGAATCAAGCTTTTGAAGGCCTAGGGTTCAATATTGAGAAGTTCACTGGATTTATAACTAAGGCTGGCGACGACTTTGGGAGAGAAGTTTCAGAAGGATTCAAAACGGCAATAGCTAAGTTTCAAGCTGGATTTGACAACATAACCTCTGGCCTGAGAACACTAGCCGATTTTTTTCGGGGGATGTTCCAACCCCTGTTAGATATCACAGACGGATTTAATAGGCTCTTAGATCGTCTCTCTGGTGGTGGTTCACCTATTGGCAAGAAAGGCGAGGGTGGCTTTGAGAAAGCTATAGGCGTAGATATCCCAGGCGTGAAGCTGCAAAAGGGCGGCATTGGTCGAGTTCCTGGAACTGGTCAGAGGGATACATTCCCGGCAGCACTGACACCAGGAGAGCTGGTTATTGATCGAGACACGACCGGTTTACTTCAAGACTTCTTAGCCAATCAAGAGGGCGGGGGCGGCAATGAAGAGATGGTCAGCATATTGATCCAAATCCTAACGGCATTGCAGCAACCTAAGAGTGTCCAAACATCCGTGGAGTTTGATGGCCGTACGTTGGCAGATATCATGCTGCAATTAGATCGGACTAATGCAAGGACGGTAGCATAATGACGACTCGAAATAGACGCATTCGATTTATGGACAACCAGCTCGCAACCACAACTAATATGACAACCTCAAGTGAAGAGGCTTTGTTTCCAGCTGAAAATTTACTTAATCCAGCGAGATCCAAAATATTTCGCCCTAGAGGCAATTTTGAGATCACATCGAGCAACAACAAGATTCACATTATCGATACGTTGGCAAAAACGGCCACTATTCCAGTCGGGAGTTATAACGGCGGTTCTAAGATGGCGGAAGCTATTGGCCTTGCATTGGCCACTGTTAGCTCAAATTGGGGTTGTTTTCACTCTCCTGACTTGGGATTTAGTTTTATAAGGTCGTCATCACCAGGAATTCTAGAGATCAGCAATTCCACAAATGCTATATGGGATACTATAGGATTTACTGGATCAACCAATATTGACGCCACAACCCTACAATATGCTGACGAAAGGCGAAGACACACCAGCGAATACATTCAGGTTGATCTAGGCACCAACGCCAATTCTGTCGGGTTCATAGGATTGATTGGGCCTAAATCAAGGCCACTGGATATTAGCGGTGATGCCACGATCACAGTCAAGGGCACCAATATTCTAGATTGGGACACGCCAGAGGTATCTAAAAGCGTTACCAGGTATGCAGATGGTCTTTACGTGTTCTTGGATGACATAGCAGACACTAAATATAGATATTGGCGGTTAGAGTTTGAAGACCAGCAAAACACGTCTGATATCGAGCTAAGCAACTTTTATCTTGGTACTTATCTAACACTCAACAACAGAAACGTGAACTCAGGGTTTACAAAATCCTACGTGGATCCATCTGACATTCAGGTATCTGAAAATGGAGCTGAGTTTTTCTTGTCTCGCGATAGGTATAGAGAGATATCAAACGGTTCAATGAACTATATGGATGCTGCTGATAGGCGTGATTTTGAGCAAATGATACACGACCATGGCATTCATACCCCGTTTTTTGTGTCATTCGATCCGTTACAGAATTGTACCCAAGACATAACCGAACTAACCGGATACTATCGATTTGCTTCGGACCCTATTATCATCCATTTCAGAAGTGACATATATAGCGTTGGTTTCAACTTGAAAGAGGCTTTGTAATGTCTTTTACGGATTTTCCCAGAACTATATTAGTGAAGACTCTCGACACGGGGGAGTCTCCTATATTGGCCAAATATAAGCCTGGTGCCGATATGGAAATGCAGTATGCAAGAATCCAGCTACTAAAGAAGGGGTTGCTGACAGCCGGAACTGAAACGGTTCAGCTAGTGGTATACGGTCGTTCAGAGGTAACCAACGTCATTTATTCAAGCAATGTTCTCAATGTTGCCGACATTACGACCAACGACACGTCTAATAAT